GTGTCTTTGCCCGAGCCTATAAAACCGCATACACCTATGATCATAAACTGTCCCCTTTAGAACAATTATAATATAGATTAGTTATAAGGTCAACCAGTTATCCAGGTATAGCCGCTACCGCCGGGAACCAATTTCATCAAATCATCTATGAGTTTTTCCATTTCGGTTTGGCCTTCTGTGATCAGTGCTGTGCCGTTTAGCTGTGTGCCGCCTTGTGGGCCTGCGATTTGCCCAAACTTGCTTCGTGCTTGCCCCAGCATCATCTTGCAGTTGGCCAAACTGTAGTCTTTGATCCATTGTCCTGAATATACATCATCTATGATAGAAAAATCCGGTTTGGTATTGTAGACCTGTAACATCACACTTTCCTCACCGCGGGGACGTTGATGAATGATCAACTTACGACTCTGAGGATGATAGGTGAAATTAATAAAAGAACCAAACATTTTTCCAACCAATTCCTGATATTGCGAAAACAGTTCATAGGTTAATAGTCCTCCCATATTGGTACTGCTTAACAAATAGGTATTGGCATAGGCCAAGTTGAACGGTTCAAATACTGTGCCGCCCGTACCGTTACCGGTTCTAGAACCAACGCTGCGTCTAAAAATTTGACGTACCTGTTGAATTTCTTTGGGGAGAATGTATTCGTTGTTGCTCTCTGTCAACGTGATAAACACATAGCTTTCTTCCACAGCATTGTCGCTGCGCTGACGGAAAGTTGCTAGAGCACGGTTAAGTGCTGTATCGTAGTGTATAGGATCTAATTCTACATCTACCATGCCGTTGCCCAGCATGTTTTTGCAGTAGTCGTAAACAGAGTTTTTGGCTTGGTCTGATGTGCTCATACTGTTATTTATCGTAGCGGTAAATATACTACTATGCCAAGACTCAGTTTATACCGTCCCGAAAAGGGCAATGATTTCCGCTTTATCGATAGATCCGCTTGGGAAATGTTCCAGGTTGGCGGCACAGATGTACTGGTGCACAGATACATAGGCACAGGAGCCGCAATACAAGGCGATACGCCCAGCACTCCTACATACGCCACCGATAATGTAGCAAACATACAGGATCTGTTGTTTTTAGAAAACCGAGATCGCAAGTACGACCCCGATGTGTATGTCATGCGAGGCGTCTACAATATATCTGACATCGATTTCAACCTTAGCCAGTTTGGACTATTTCTACAGAATGACACTATTTTTATCACGTTTCACATCACCGACACTGTGGAAAAACTAGGTCGTAAAATCATAGCAGGCGACGTGATAGAATTGCCGCATCTCAAAGATGAATATGCTTTGAATGATCTAACATTTGCTCTGAAACGTTTCTTCGTGATAGAAGAAGTTAGTAGAGCAGCAGAGGGATTTTCAGCTACATGGTACCCGCACTTATATCGTGCCAAGTGCAAACCATTAGTAGACAGTCAAGAATTCAAACAGATTCTAGATGGTATTGCTGACAGCGATGCTTATCAAGGCACTTATAACGCAGGCATCACATATTATCCCGGTGATATAGTACTAGCAGCTAACGGTAAAAAATATCAGGTCATACAAGAAGTCACGGGCATTGCTCCGCCTAACAATACCTACTATGCACTGGCTGACACATTGAGAGATGTTGTCAGCACCTATGAAAAAGAAATGCAGATCACTGCTGCGGTGTTGGATCAAGCAGAAGCAGATGTGCCACGCAGCGGCTACGACACCAGCAAGTATTATACCTTGCAGAGAAACGCTGACGGAATAGTTGAATTAGCCACTGTGGATGCGGGATCTGTAACAGTGGATGCACAAACACAGGCCACCGACGAAGCAGGTAATCTACTATATGACACGGATGGTAATGCTATATATGTTGGACAGACTGCCAGCAGTGTAATATTGCCAACAGACGGCGATGGCTACGAAGGGTATCTAACCAAAGACGGTGTACCTCCTAATGGGGCTCCATTTACCGCAGGCATTTCATTTCCGGCTAGTCCTGTCAATGGCCAGTTTGCACTGCGCACAGATTATCTACCCAATAGACTGTTTAGATACGATGGCCTAAGATGGCGAAAATTTGAGGACAACGTTCGAATGACCATGAGCAATCTCGGAGCCAGCGATGTTGCTGCCGGTGAACCGTTTGCTGGCAAGGATGTGAGAAAGACACAAAAATCTACATTCATCAATAACCCTACTGTGAGCACCATCGATGGCCACGTAGTTAAACAAAAACAGAGCCTCAGCAAGGCTCTTAGACCTGAGGCAGACGAATAATGGATTTTTACTACGACGGACAGATAAGACGCTATGTTACACAGTTCATGCGTGTGTTTATTGGATTCAAGTATCAAGCAGGTGATGGTGAAGAACGACAGATTCCTGTGATGTACGGAGATTTAACTAGGCAAGTGGCCAGCATCATCAAAGATAACTCAGAAAATAAAATGCCTACGGTGCCAAGGATTGCCTGTTATATCACAGGTCTTGAAATGGATACCAACAGGCTCAGTGATCCTACGTTTATTTCAAAGATACATATCCGAGAACGCAGATTCACAGACGCCAGTGGTACTAGAGAATACACTGGCGCACAAGGCGGCAGCTATACGGTAGAACGATTGATGCCTACTCCGTTCAAGTTGACTATGAAAGCAGACTTATGGACTTCTAACACCGATCAAAAATTACAGTTACTCGAACAGATTTTAGTATTGTTTAACCCTAGTCTAGAACTGCAGACCACAGACAACTACATAGACTGGACCAGTCTCAGTGCCATGTATCTAAACAGCACTATTTTTTCAAGTAGAACCATACCACAGGGGGCAGAAAGCGACATAGATATCTGCAGCTTGGAATTTGAAATGCCTGTGTTTATATCGCCGCCTGCCAAGGTTAAAAAATTAGGTATAGTGCAGAGCATTGTGGCCAACGTGATGGACGATGAAGGAAATGTAATAAATCTCGAAGATTTAATTTATAATAACAGTACTACCGGTCACTATCAGCCTGGTAACGATGCTGTTGGTATTGGAGTAGGCGGTAGTCCGTTTGGCAGATACGGAATTCTGTTGTTTAAATCAAATACCGGTAATCCCAACGATAATCAATACGATCTAACATTGGTTAATGCCGTGGAGGCTGTGATATCACTAGGTCTCAGTGAAAAGGAAACAAAAACTGGTGAGCCGATTGATTGGAATATAATATTAAATACACAAGGCGGATATGTTCCAGGCAGTGAAGTTTTGTTTGGAAAATCCAACGGATTAAAAATAGTAGGAACATTTGTAATTAACCCGCTGGATCCTAGCATATTGGTAGTGTCCTTGGATACGGATACATATCCAGGTAATACTGATATACCCAGCTCCATACCGGGATTCAGTGCTAGAGGCACAGTGGATGCTATTATAGATCCCTACAAGTATAATCCGCTAGAAGTGTATGGCTCACACGCAGCCATACCGTTGGGGTTGAGATTTTTAATGCTAGATGATGTTAATAACAGTGTAAATCGTGGTGGTTACATCAATCTTCCTTCTCAACCTGCAGACAGTACCAGTGTGCCTTATCGCGGACCGCAGGCCTGGAGAGAACCCAGCAACAATGATTCATCTTGGGAAAATCAAGATGGCACAGACCCAGTTATCAAAGCCAATTCTATTATAGAGTGGACTGGGCGTACATGGACCACAATATGGGATCCAGAAGAAAATACCTTAGAGGCAGCAGACATACTAGGTGAAGAATTTAGTCCAACCTATATCCAAAATATACGCACAGGTGTCAAATACCAGTGGGAAGGCACCCAATGGATCAAAGCCTTTGAAGGTGAGTATAAGTCAGGAGAATGGAGCTTCAGAACTTCAGATGGATAAGTACTGGCATGCAACAGCGTGCCGGATTATTATTCTTAGCTAAAACCACAGGTCGTATACTGCTGATCTTAGATGATGAGCGATGGACCGTGCCCACATTCCAGCGTAATAACAGCCTCTTAGAAGATGCAGATGAATTGTTAACTCAATATGCACAGGGCCGTATAGTTCCCATTGAACTATATTTGTCCGAAGATCGAGGTTTTGAATATGGCACATATGTGTGTGTGGTCGATCAAGAGTTTTTGACTCTAGCATCAAAGACTGTATGCTGGGCAGATTTAGATTGTTTGCCAAAACAACTGCACTCAGGGTTACGCACCACATTAAATAATCAGGTAATACGTGTAAAAATAGAAACTGTCATGGAGTTAATAAAAAATGCTACAACGAGCTGAAAGATTTCAAACCGATATAAAACATTATCGAGAAGCCATAGATAAGATTACAAATCCAGGAGCTAAACTTGAAGCTGAAAAACTTCTAAATAATTTAATTTTTGAAGTTAAAGGACTGGATATTACATTTACAGACATGGTCTATCAAAAACAATTGCCTTCCCAAGGTACCGAAATGCGTGAACGCATATCCGAAATAAGAAAAAAATTAGATTCTCAAATTAGACTCAACGGATGAGCGATTTTAAATATTCGTTTTCAATAGTCAACGATTCCGGTATCTCGCCAGCATTTATCAAAGCTAATTCTTATTTGATTAAAAATTCTTCTATCCTGGCTAGTGAAAAAGAAGCATTGAAAGGTCAAGCGATATTAGAGGAAATATGGCTTGCTGAATTTCGTGGAAAGTTATTCTACGATCAAGATGTAAAGGCGTGGACTAGAGTAGACTTCGATAGTGAACAAGATCTGACAATGTTTTTAATTAAATGGGGTTGATTCTACCCAAATATTTTTTGACTGCAAGTCAATTCCAAATACTGCTGCCTGTCTAGATACTTGTTCGGCAGCATCCGGACCATAAAATGTCTGTATCCCTTGATCTAAATGGCTGAACAGATTGTACACGATCATATAAAACTCAGCGTAGGGACTCCACGACACATATATTCCCAAACTTCCCGGTGCGTAATAAATCTGTTCCCAAAAAGCTACGTCGGGAACAGTAATTTCTCTATCTTGACCCCACCCAGGCGGAACTATGGTGTTCGTTGGTCGAATGTAACTAGAAAAATCTAATTTCCAAGGATGATTTAAAATATCGTGAGTGGATCGAATAATCAACATTTAGTTGTTGAGCTTGCCGCCATCTTGGGGGATAACTTCTTCAGGTAATCCTTCGATCCATGCCTGTCGTTTTTCACTCCATTGATACAACTTACGCGGTATAGGGTCATCAACACCTGCCGATGGATCAGGATTAGGAGTTGGAGCTTTCCATACATGGTTAGCATCGTCGAATGTCCAGGAAGGAAATGGTTGCGGCCCTTTTGATGTCGTAACGGTTTTGCTGATACTTGCTATTTCTTTAGAGTCGCTGATAGTACCTACGTATGCTTCAACATTGTAAGAAAAATTTGCACCTAATAGTTCATGCGATTTTCCGATCAGTGTTGTTTTCATTAATTCGTATTTGATTGGTGCAACTGGATATCGGGCTGAATATATTTCGTTGCCGTCTTTTGTTAATTTTAATTTAAATTCGATATCAGACACATCTCTGTCGATGTCGTCTTTAGAAAAAACATTAAATTGTACTTCGGTATACTCATGTCCAATCTTGGAATCATCTATACTCAGTGTGCGCTCTAAAATATCGTAAGTAATTTTTAAAATATCCATGATCTGTTTCCTTGGTAATTTAGCATCTTATATTTAGTTAATAATTTTCCTGTCAAATATTTACCCACTAAATACTCAGCTATGCTAATCACTAACATTTTTTCAAGTTTTATTGCCTACGAACAACTAACTTTGGATCTAGAAAGGCTTAAAAATTATTGTTACTCTCTTAAGAATTTATCAAATGGACGAATATTGAGTAACTACGGCGGATGGCAAAGTGACGATCTACCGTTGGAATCTAAAGACACTGAAGAGTTACGTGCAGTCATTAATAACAAAATTGTAGAAATATTAAAAAATCTAGGGTTGACTAACGAGTTTACAATCAGTAACTATTGGTTAAATGTAAACGGTAAAGGTGATTTCAACAGACCGCATCGCCACGGTTTTTCTACATTATCGGGTGTAATATATATTAGTGCTCCTCCTAATTCTGGAAAATTAGTGTTAAGGAATCCTAATCATGCCCATGGTTTTTGTATTGATGAAAAAATAGTAACTGATTGGAATCAGTTTAATTCGTTTACTTGGGAAATCGAGCCTGAGCCAAACAAGATGTTGGTGTGGCCAGCATGGATAGATCATTACACATTACCTAATAACTCAAACGAAGATCGCATTTCGCTTGCATTTAATATTTTAGTCACATGATGCTACAAGTATACGACAACATATTTGACGACAAATATATTTTTGAACTCAACGAATTATGTGACAAACTACCTAACATTCCACATAACGTTGCTAACAGCCAAACGTGGCCCTATGGTAGAGTCGGCACACACAATATCATGGGGGCGACTTTGTTTAGGAAATTATCCGACTATGTCTACGAGTCAGGATGCCCTTTGCAATTGATGTGGGCATTTGATCACTTTGCAAATAAGATATTAAAAGAGCCTGTTGAATTAAAAGAAATATATTCTAATTTACAAGTTATGGGCATGGACGGGTCGTCCCACACCGACACCGGTGGTGGTTCTAAAACTGCTATATTGTTTACTACCTACAACTGGAAGAAAGAATGGGGTGGTGAATTTCAAACTCTTGATCAGCAAGGAAATGTCACTAATACTATTGACTATGTTCCTGGAAGAATTCTATATTTTGATGCAGACATTCCGCATCGTGGGCTAGGGCCAACTGTTCCTGGCGTGTATAGGCACAGTATTGCTTATAGGATAAAATAATGAAAATCGCATTTTATACCGTGTGCGAATTACCTGTTGCAGTTATCGACGAATACTATGACAACCGTGCCTGTGATCGCATCTGGCAAGAATTATGCTTTTTAAATAACGATCAAGGAAAACTTCTAAACCCATCAGCAACCGGAAGTGCATTAGATCTAACGACCGGGGTTCCTCTAAAAAGAAACCATGGTATAGATCTGGAGAGCGTGTATGCAGACCATGCAATTTCAAATATTTTAAGAGAAAACAAAAAACTATTTAGAGATGAACTCACTGATCAATTAATGGGGCACCATGCTTTTTTTAGATATCTCAGAGGAGATCCAGAAAACAGCACATTGGTACAATATTATGAGAACGGAGATCATTATAAAAAACACACCGACGGTGCAGTTATAACTGCCATTACATTTTTCTATCAAGGACCTAAGTCGTTTTCCGGTGGAAATTTGATTTTTGAAGATAAATTACAAATAGACTGCGGGTATAATCGAACGGTAATTTTTCCATCTGTATTGTTCCATGCTGTTGAGTCAGTTAGCATTAGCAGCT